TCTACAGTTACAATGTAGGGCAATTTTATTCCTGTTGGCTCATTATTAGAACCAACTTCTTCGAAACCTTCTAAGTCTAGATTTACGTGACACTCTAACAGAGTGTACATAGTTTCTTGTTTACCAACTTTTTTGGTCCCGTCTAATTCTTTTTCTTTTTTCTCTACAGAGTTTTGTTCAACATTGCCTGGAGGAGATAATTCTACGTCTCTATAAAAACCATTAACTTGTTGTTTTCTCAATTCGTTTTCAGACATTTTAATAACGTGTATGACTGACTCTGCATCGTCAATTGATGTTGCAGTATAAGGAACAACTAATTCATCTGCTGGTATAAATTTAGATACAACTCTAGCCATAGGCACATCGTAATAAACTTTTTTAAATGTAGAACCTGAAAGCGGTAAATGAAATAACATAGAATCAAACTCTGCTTCATATTCTTTCATTTGATCCATAATTAAATAGTTCATGAAATCTTTTACACGAGTTGCTTGTTGTTCTGTTTGTGGATTTTTAATACCTATGACCTGTGTTCTTACAGGTCCGTCTGCTGGTAATAATTCTTTGTAAGCTTGTGCTTGGAATTGTGTGACAGCCTCTGCTAATACTGGGTGTGTTGCACCTGATGCACCTTGAAAAGGTTCTGTTCTATTTTCATATTTAAATCCAAGAAGATCTAAACCTGTTGTGTAAGATTGTTCCCAATCTTTTCTTGATGATTTGTAATCCATATAGTTTTGCACCATGTCATTACCTACAGGTTCTAAAACATCATCTGGTAAAAGTTCTGCTAAGTTATCAAAATGATTTTCTGTGCCCGGTATATTTATAGCTCCCGGTTCATAGTCAATAGTAGCACCACCATCTTCTTCTGGTATTACTTCTACTGGTCCTTTTGGATCTTGTTGTTCTTGTTCCTGAACAGCTAATTCTTGTAATTCCGCGTCTGAAGGAATCTCTTCTTTGTTTCTAGTGTTCGGGAGTCCTTTGTCTATTTCTGCCATTTAATACTCCTATATATTTCTAGCACGTTTTATTAAACCTTGCAACCCTTGTGAATCAGGATTCATTGATTCTACCTGTGGGCCTTCATCTATACCACCAGATAAATCAGCGATACCGCCGCCTGCAAAAGGTGTTAGTTGTGGTCCTCTTTCTTGTATTAGATTAAGATAGTCTTGTTCAAGTCCAGATATTTTATCTGCAAGTTTTTGTTTACCAATATCTCCTTGTAAAAATTTACCAAAAAAATTGTCTTGAACTGATCGTGCTTTTTGAAGATCAGCAAATATATTTGCAGCTTTAAGGTCTTGTTGTGTTTCTTGAAATTTACCTGATGCCATATCTTCAAGAATAGTGTCTTCTATGCTTGGAAGACTAAACTGAGTTCCTTGAAAATCAGGTGTTCCTATGTTTGGCTCTTTTCTATAATCTTTAAGAATATTATCTAAATTTAAACTTTCATCTTTTAATGCTTGTTCTGTTCTTACGGCTTGATCTGTTTGAGATAGATCGTCATCAGGACCAACAAACTGATCTTTAGGTTGTTCTCTAAAAGCTTTAACCTGATCTTTTAAATTACCAACTTTTAAATTTTGTTTAAGAATAGTATTTAATTGATTGGTTTGATTTAATACGTTTGCAAAGTTACCCAGTTGTTCATCGTTATAACCAAGACCACTAAATCTTTTAAACAATTCTTTTTGTGGATCTATTTTTGTTTTATCTCCAAGTGCATAATTAAATAAACTATCACCTATCGTTTCTTTAAAAGTTTTACCTGTTGTCAACATATCGTAACCAACAAACCCTGCCTCAGCTGCAGCGGTAAATGCTAATGCAGCAGGGCCAAACAGACCACTCAATGTAAAGGCACTTCCAAGTGATCTACCTGCTTTTAAAATCTGTGTAGCGAGAGCACCCTCTTGAGTACCAAGTTTTACACCTCCCTTAATTACTTTCTCTAATCTGTTTCTACCGCTTTTTGCACACTCTGAAAGATTTGCTGGTCCAGTTGCATAATTTATTCTACCACCATCCTTTTTGCCAAAAGCCACTCTACACTTAGGGTTAGCAGAAAAAGCTGCTAATTGTTTAGCGACATCACTTTCTAAAGCTCCCATAGGGAGTGCTTTTGTTTCTAATACCACTCCTTTTTTAGCTAGGTCTTTTACATTTGCTTGTGCCTCTGGTGATAGTTTATCAAAGTTATCTATGAAATCTTTTGGATTTAATTTTTCTCCAGGGGTATATTTTATAACAGGTGTATCTATTTTATTTTTCTTTTGAAAAGCTAGAGATTTTTTATTAAATGCCTCTACCTCTTCTATTGTTGCCGTGCCATCCAAAACTTTTTTAAATAATTTAGAAAACGGACTATCAATTTGATTTGCTTTTTTTAAATTTATGTCTTTGTCAATTACTTGTCCAAATTCTGTATAACCAGGTGCTTTTTCAAAAGTGGCTGAAACACCCATAACTTCATCTAAATTATAAACATCAGAGTCAACTAACTTTAAAACATTGTTTCTTAATTTTATAAGTCCAGGTCCTTTTGTTTTTAAAAGTTTATCTCTTATTTGTAGTTTAGCATCTCGAAGAGTTCCTGATGCAAATTTACCCCACTGATCTTGAGATGGAAACTCTGATAGAATATCATTTAATTTTTTAGTAGCAGGTATTTTAATACCTTTTACATCTTCAAAACCTAATAAGAATTGTTGATATCTAACCAAATCATTTGCAGCCATGGTCATAGATTTAACATCAGACTTTCCGTAAAGAAGTTTTGATAGATTAGATATATTGCTTATATCTTCGGCGTCCGCCATTGCGATTTTATGTATTTCTTTTACAGGTTTTTGAAAAATTTTTTTCTTTTCTATTTTTTTAGTTTCAGTAAGTTCTTCTGCTTTTTTAATTTTATTTTCAACGATTTCTTTAGTTGAACCATAAACCATTTTAGTGCTAGTGCCTTTTTCTCCTGCTGGAACCTGTGCTTTAAATTTTGCACTCTTTGGTATGTCTGGATTTTTTTTATAATCTCTAGGCTCTACCTCTCTAACTGTTTTATAAATTTTTCTAGGATTTTCTGGTGTGTATTTTCTTTGAGAGGTTTTTATAAACTCTCCTGGTTTAACTCTTTCAACTATATTATTATTTTCTGCTATTTTTAAAATTCTACCCACTACTGATTGATCTACACCTATTTTTTTACCGATGTAGTTTCTACCACCTTCTTTGTCAGAATATAATTTTAATATTTTTTTAATTTTACTTTCGTCTAATTTACCTGTGTAATCTTCTTTAAAGTACGTTGGAAATATTTCTTTAATTTTTTCATTAGAAATTTTAAAAGAACCTTCATCATAACCAATTCGTCCACCACCTGCTTTGTTTAATCTTTCGTTTGCATCTAGAAACATTTCTCTATCTAATGCTTGCTGTGGTCTTTGCATTTGACTTGCTGGGATTACTTCACCCTCGTCAAATAATTCCATCAACTCTATAATTTTAAAATCTTTCATTACTCTCCTAACATGTAGGCGACACCACCACCTGCTCGTTTGATTTTTTTCTGAGGTATATCTGACGCCTCGTCTATAATTTCTTTTCTAATTATGTCATCAATATCATCAGCATCTGCCGGTGTGCCGTCTCTATCAAAATTTACTCTGTACTCATCATACTCGGCACCTTCTTTTAAAATTTTTTCTGTGTCTGGATCAGCGTCTTTTCTAGGTGCTTTGTATTCCATGACTGTTCTATCGTTTATGGTGTCAAAAGATTTATCGTCTGCGATTCCAATACCTCCTTTATCTTTTGTAATCTGCATATCGCCTGTTCCAATATCTTCAGTTAGTGTATACTCAGACCCATCTTTACCTTTGTAATTATATTCATTAACTCTTTCTTGAGGTTTTACTTTTGACTCTTTGCCAAGATTTTTGATTTTATTTGCAAGATTAAAGAAATATTCTGGTGGTGCGTTTGATACATCTTTAACAGATTCTTTTACAACTTGTTTGGTAACTTCTTTTTTAGGCACTCCGACTAAACCAGATTTGATCGCAGCGACTGTTGCTGCGAGACCACCCATAACTTTTAAAAACGCACGTTTACTTGGACTACCAACTTTAAATCCTGCACGTCCACCTTTTGCCAATCCTTCGATTAATGGCTCACCCTTTTTTAATGTATTAATCACATCTGTGTAACTCATGCCGTAGTTGTCCATAACATATGGAATCTGACCAGACTTACCTGATTTTAATATTGTTTGAA